TGAATCCAATCTTCAAAACTAAATTCATTTGCCTCATTTAACCATAATATATTTCTTTTTCTACCACGGATCTTTTGGGGCATATCAACTGAAATAAATTCAATTTCATTATTGTTTAGTTTGTATGTTAATTCAGATTTGTTATGATGTTCAGGATTATATAAGTTGTGTGTTTCTAATATATTAAAAAAATCTCTGTATGCAGTACCTTTCAAAGCTGGTAAAGTTTTCCTACAAATAGTATATACTTTCCCCTTTGTTTGTAATGCCTTCAGTATTATTAATTGCGCTAAACTATAAGTCTTGCTTGATCTTGTACCACCTTGATTAACTACAATTCTTGTACTTGCATTAAGATTCTTTTGTAGAACTACTGTTCCTTTTAGGTTCAATGATTTCAATTTCTATTTTTTTAATATCTTCTTGGTCTGATGTTAAATTAATATTTTGTTTCTGTATATATCCTCTTTTATGTCCTTTATGTTGTAAATAAAATATTATACTTTTTTCTTTTTCGTTTTCTATATTTTTAAACAATTTACTTTCTACAAAATCTAATTTTAAATTATCTATCTCATCTACTTTTTTCCTAAACTCCTCATCCTCTTTATACCATTTATAAAAACTACTTCTACTAATACCTGATCTAGTACATGCTGTGCTGACTATTCCCAAACTACTTTCTAGTGCCTGTAATAATGTTTCTTTCTTTAAGTTGTGTTCTTTTTTGCTCATTTTATTAAATTTATTTTATAGTTTATATTCAAAGTTTACTGTTATTCTACCACTTGATTGTGTTACTCCTCCACCTACATAAGCATTAGTACCATGCTTCATTCTTCCATAATCAGTACATATCCATTTAGGATCTTTCTTCAAAGCATTAACTAAGCTTGGTGCTGATGTTCTTATTCTATACCTATATTTATCGTTCAAATATTTTTTACCTATAAAATTTAACAATCTAAGTCCTATACCTGCACCTTGATAATCTGGCATTATTACTAATCTATGTACTCTTTTTATTCTTTTTGCTGTTGGGTGTGGTTGTTGTATTATACTTATAAAACCTGCTAATTGTTCATTTACCAAAGCTACATAGACATTTGCTGCGTTATTATGTACATGGCTTAAATAATGGTGTTTAGCAAACATTCTCCAAATTGATTTATCTCTTGTTTTGTATATTTCAAATTTAATTTCTGGTCTATTTTTTTTTTGCTTTCTCAAATCTTGGAAAGTCATAGAATCAGTGTTAAATATCCAATCTGGCATAAGCCAATCAACAATATCATAATGACAACTTACTGCTATAAACTTTCTTTTTGTTTTCCTAATAGCTTTTTGTACAGCATAACTTCCTATTTTTGCTACATTTCTATCTACAACACTTGTAAATTCATCAAATACCATTAAATCTTTGTCTTGTAATAAACCATTAGCTAGATCTACCCTCATTTTTTGACCATTAGATAATACTGAATAAGGTTTTAACCAACTTGGTGGTGATGAAAAGCCAACACTGTTGAATATCCTCGTAATTTCATCTACACTTTTTTCACTAGGCATATCATCTAAAATAGTTTCAGCTGTGTATTTAAAATCTGTTATATAACTTTCAGGAAATAATTCTTTTGCTATTGTAGTTTTTCCGCTACCACTACTTCCTATTATACAACCTATCTGCCATTTATCGTCTAATTCTATATTACCAATAAATTCTTCTTTAATATTTTCAGTTTGTAAATCAAATTTACCCATAACTGAACTAACCCTGAATGTTTTTTTAGGTTTTACTTCTTTTATAATGTTAAAATTCGGCATGTATATCCTTTATTAGTTAAATCGTTATATAATTTTTCTTGTTCTTTTTCAGATGTTACATCTACTTCAATTTTATATTGTAATTCTAATTTGTCTGATAAATCATTTGGCAATTTATCTATATTAAAACCTAGTTCTATATCTTTAAAACCCCAATCTTTCAACTCATCTACTTCAAAATTATTTGCTAAAACATCTAAATCAAATTCACCTGAATTTTTATTTAGTCTGATATTTAATTCCATTTCATCTTGTTTAGATAAATTTACTCTTACTGTAGGTACATATTCTGCACCTAATTCTCTCATTATTCGTAAACGTTGATGACCACCAACTACTGTATTGTCTGAATTTATTATTATAGGATCTACCAATCCAAATTTTTCTAAAGATGCTTTTAAATCTTTATATTGTTTATCAGACATTTTTCTTGGATTATATTCTGCAAGCTTTAGTTCTTCTAATTTAATTTTTTCAATTTTCATTCGTATTTATGATTATGTTTATATTTATTTAATTGTTTAAGTTGATTATTAAATTGTTTATCTGTTTCTGCTTTTATATGACAACTTCTACATAATGCTATCAAATTTTCTATCTGGTTTTTATGACCCCTAGGATCACCGCCTATTCCTCTTGGTTCAATATGGTGTATATCTACTGCAATTTTACTACAATGTTCACATAAAATTACATCATCTATTACGTAATCGTGATAATCCATATATATTTTTACATATTTCTTCATAGCTTACAACTTTTTTCATATACCTTTTCAAGATTATTTATAATTTGCTTGTTACAAGGTGCACAACTTTTCCATTGAGGATCTGTACCAAAAACACCTTTATATAATGAATTTATAATAGTCTTTTCTTCATTTGTCATTCTTTGGTTTCCTAAAACTATTGGTATAACTTCTTCATATATTTTCATTTCATCTTCTGTAAACTGCCTTATATTTTTAAACCTTGGAAACATTTGATTTAATTGTTTTCTTCTTTTATCACAACCACAATCATCTCCCAATACTTTTTTAGCTAATTTATCTATTCCTGTTGCTTTGGTGAATTTTGCAATATCATCACCGATACCTTTTGATTTTGTCATATTTTAAAAAATTTATAAATTAAATAACTAATTATAGGTGTACTCATCAAAATAGTAAATATATTTAAATGAGGCTCACCACATAAACCTAAACTATGTTTCAAAAATTCAATCATCTTTTATATCTTTCAAATAATTTTTGACATTTCTAATTGATTTTCCTAATGTATTTTTACTTATTTTAGTAGCTATTGACATTGTTCTTAAACTAAATTTTTCTTTATAATATAATTTAAATACTGAAACATCAAACCAATTAAACCCACGCAATTTTTCATCTATCCACTTTAATCTTTCTTCATTTTTTTCTAATTTTTGAATCTTTTCTTTTGTTAAAGGTTCTTTTGTATAAATATAAAATTGTTTTAACTGTTCATCTTTATATTGTTTTCTATATTTTTTATGATATGGACTTGTATTACTTTGATACTGATTAATCATTATTCTTACTATATAAAATGTTAGTTTTTTTTGTTCTATAATTTTATTTATTTTACGTTTTTCTATTGCATATAGAATTAAAATAGTTTCGTGTAGTAGATCTTCATAATCTGGATATCTATTGCTAGTAATACGTTTAGATATATCTAACAAATTATTATAACTTTTTTCTATATATTTATTTAGTTTTTGCAAAAATCTTCAAATAATAAAGTTCCAGCTTGTTTCAAAGCATTATATTCCCATTGCCCTAGTGGACTAATTTCTGTTACTACTAGTTGTGTATATTGATCTTGTATAAAATCTATTTTGTTATATATATATTCGTTTTCATCAAATATAGTTTGTGTTTCTTTGTGTATATATATATCTGTTGTAATACCCCTATCAACTTCAAATAAAAAATATCTAAAATTTTCTTTATTATCTTTTGTTCTTATATTTTTTGGTGGGTTATGTTTTTTTCTCATATTGTTTTACTATAATTTGTAAATATTTCTATAAATTCCTCTAATGAATAACATAATACAGCTTTATAACCTCTTGCTGATAAATTTGCTAACCATATTTGTTGATGCTTACTTGGTTTATTATACTTAACTTTTAATTCTACCATTAATCCATTATATTTTTCATTTGGTTCAAAAATTAACAGATCTGGAACTCCTTTTTTATAATGTTTTTTTATAATTGCTTTTTGTCTGAAATTTCTTTTACCTAAAAAAATACCACCTAATGTAGAAGTCCAAAGTATATGAGGATATAAATTCAAATAATCTACAATACTATTATGTAAATCTTGTTCTTTCATTTTATGTTGCTTTACAAAAACAATCTGTTTCTATATCCATATCTACATTATCAAATAAAGAAATTTGTTGTTTTTTTATATCGTGTTTATCATTAATAATTTTGAAAGGTTGTTTAGCCATTTCTAATAATTCCTCTATAGTTTTATTGCTTCTTAAGTCCCAACGAGGATGTTTTTCATCTGAATATTTTTTTTCTACATCTAACCACCATTTTGCTGTTTTTGGATCTTGTTTTATTATAGTTAATCTTTTTCTTATAGATTTTTTAAAACACAAATCACAATTACCCTCATAATCTTTCAATTTTAAATCGAAACATTGCCTATCCCACCAATTTCTTATAAATTCACTATTTACTTTTATATCATCACATAAAGGATATATAGTATTAGTTTCATTTGCTCTTATTGATTTTCTATGCCTTTCATCATATCTAATACCTATAGCTGTATGTACTTCTTTATAACCTAAACTTTTTATATAACTATCCATTGGTCTTTGTTTTAATTCTCTTGTACATATAGACATAAAAGGGTTAGGAATTCCATATTTTTTTACTATTTCTATAAAAGGTTCACCATTTCTTGATGCTGTTTTATAATTAACTATTTTATGTTTAGTTCCTTTACCTTTTTCAGGATCTACAACAGCCTCTAACCAAACTATACCTAAATTCCATTCTTTATCACACTTATTTATAAATTCTAAAGTTTCTTCTTTTTCTTTTCCTGTATTGGCAAATACAAATAATTTATCATAATCTTCATATTTAGGATATTCTTTTAAAAATTGTCCCATAAAAGCAGAAGTTCTACCTCCACTAAAAGTACATACCAATAATTTATTTTTCATTTAATCTGTATTGTGTATAATAACTATCATTAATGGTCTTAAATATCCTGTTTTTGGTAATTCACCTATATCATTAGCAAATCTATAACCAAATTGTCCTACAGCTTTTGGCAAAAATCTTATTTGTACATTTTGTTTTGGTTTATGTTCATTATTACACCATAAATATTTGTGAAAGTATCTAGAATTAGTTGAAGATGGTAATAAAAAAACACATAATGATTTACTTTCAAATGCTTTTTTTATGTATTTAGGTATTGCTTGATCATACATAGGATGACAATAAATTACTTCATTTGTCCAATCTTGTTTTAATGCATCATCATCTATTGTCCAATATTTATCTAACAAATGGTTTTTATCTGAAGCACAAGCATCAACAGTAAAATTAAATTCTTTAGATAAATTATCCCATATTTCTTTTGGTGTTCTAATCCATTGCATTGTATGTACTTTTTTATTTTTTGTACTCAATAAGTTTAGCATTTTTTTCATTGTTCTCTAATTATAAATATGTTAATTTGAAATAATATTAAATATATATGTATTTCCCAATATGATCTTATATTATCTGGTGCAAAATGTCTGATACCTAACATCAAACCATTTTTTATTATAGTAATAAACATCATATTTAAAAAATTACTATCATACTATCGTGCATTCCTACTTTATTATTTACATATTCACCTTTTGTATTATATCCACTAAATTTTAATCTACCTTTAATAAATCTTATTTCTTTTTTATTTGGTAATATATATTCGTGAAATATTTTTGTACTTGTAGATACTGGCAATAACATTACACATAATTTACCCTTTTTGCTTTCTTCTATAGCTTTCAAAATAAAAGATTCTTTCAATTTTCTACTATATGGTGGATTTATAAAATTTCTATAACCCCATTCTATTTCTAAACCACACCAACTCATATCGTGCATATATGGACAAGGATCACAATCAAATTTAAATTCTTCATTT